TGCCGATGTGGTGTCCCGCGCTGAGCAGGTTGTTGTTGTTCATGTCACCAGCCTCGGCGTGCGGGGCCGAGTTCGGAAGCAGCTCATTGGGCGAAGGGGTCTCGATTCCACCACCGGCCGCCGCCGGGGCGCTCGGCTGGACGGTGGCGTATGTGTCCTCGCCGCCGCCCGAAGCACCCTCAGGAACCCCACCTGTCTGTAGCTTTTGTGGGGACGAGCCACTGTGCATATTATCGGTTACATTCGATTTGCGGTTGGAGAATTGGCTAATGGCAACAATTAGAACAAATAATCCTAAAATAGCAATTAAGTGGTTTGCTTTGATGAACTTCTTCAGATTTTTTAACAACTTCATTATATAAATTAAAAAATAAAAAAATAAAATTTTTTAATAAATTCGCATACTTTTTGCTAAAAAGAGTTTAATTCTTCGTCTGATGAATATTCTTCGTCGTCTGAGGAATCAACATCATCCAGTAAATGCTGCGTTTTAATTTTTTTTGCCTCTAAAAATGCCTCAATGGCAGCCTTCCGCATACGCTTAGCCTTTGCGCGCGCCGCCTTATATATCTCAGCGTATATTTCGTTGGGTTGTTTAATCGATACTGAACCGCTATCGTCCGGCTCAATGGTTATTTCTTCTAAATCATTATTTATTTTTTCTAAATAATCCTGCTCCTCTTTGACATAACCATAGTCCAATATTCCGTTTGAACTCGTTGCTTTAATCGGTGGCTCTTCGGTGGGTGGCTCTTCGGTGGGTGGCTCTTCGGTGGGTGGCTCTTCGGCGGGTGGCTCTTCGGCGGGTGGCTCTTCGGCGGGTGGCTCTTCGACCGGTGGCTCTTCGGCGGGTGGCTCTGCTGAGAGAGGCGGAGGTGGCGACTCTACTATTCTACTATTATCCTCGCCATCCCTCTTAATTAAACACGTCTGCATTACTTCCGGCTCCTTATTTAATACCATCGCTTGAACCAACTTAATTTCAATATCAAAACTTTTCGAAGTGAACTTAATACCTTCAATCAGAATCAGCGGAATTATATTACGGTCGTCCAGCGCCGAATTGTCTAATTTAATCTCCTTTTCGTCATATACCATACACTTACCTGTGTCGGTTGCTCTGTCTACATCTATCATAGTGCGTATCAGCAAATTTTTACCCGACTTATACAGACGATATACCGGTGTCATCATACTTTCAATGTCATCTTCGGACATTTCACTTACAAACCACAATTCCTTCTTATCATTTATTTTAGACTGGCAGTGCTTCTCGAGTGCCAACAACCAATCGATGAGCGCTTCGCTATTGTTCTTGTTATAGAGAAGGTCAGTATACATACCTCTATTGGTTTTAACCATCCCTTGCTTGGTGGCACATTTAGGCAACTGTATATAGAGGGGCTTCTCGTTTTTCATGTTTATTTTAGTAAAATGTGTTCCCCCCTGAACTGATTGCGGACTTTCTAAAGATAATAAATCAAAGTCGAACTCTTTGGTAGGTTTATATAGGTCCATTAAAAATTTAATATATAATATAGATACTATTAAGACGCATTAAACCCAACATAAATATATAGATACTAATATTAATATGAAAAACACACTTATCGACCAATGTTTAGAAATAATACGGAGGGACGACGTTAAAAATGAACTGAAAAATTTAATGACACCCCTTATAGAGGTTATACTTATTGAGATATACCCCTATATTTATCTATCTCTTATATTTGTTATCATCAGTTTCCTGTTACATTTAGGAATATTTATTCTTCTTGTTAGGAACAAGACCCCTTTCCAATCAATATGATTTTTTCTTTCAGTATAATATAATGAAAGGAGGCGATTTATTAATGACAGTTGGTGGCAAGAGACGGCGCAATAAAACCGGCAAAAGAAAGGCTCGCAAGTCGCGTCGCGGAAAAAAGCGGACAATGAAGGGGGGAAGTATGGTTACAAATGCGCTTCTGCCGTTTGGCCTGCTGACCCTTCAGCAGTTCTTCCAGAATAAAACGCGTAATAATAAAAAGGGACTTACCAACGGACTTAAGAGCGTGCGTAAGTCTATGAAGGTTAAATTCTAAGAATCATATATAGCACATATTCTCTTATTATGTAATACAATATGCGAAACAAACATAAATATAATTTATTAGTTGTATCATATAATGGATGAGTTTCAAGAAAATATCAAGCGGTGGGTCACTATGGACAACGAGATTAAGCACGTGACCGATACGCTGAAAGATATGAAAACTCAACGGAGCGAAATCAGCGATACAATATTGGATTATGTTGAGAGTGAAAATTTAAATAGCACAACCATCAATATTAATAATGGGTCGCTGAAGTTCGGAACCTCGCGCCAGAGCACCGGTCTTACGCTGACATATGTAAAAAGCTGTTTGGAAAAATGTATTCCCGAAGAAGACGACGTGAACGCTATTATGGACGTCATTAAAAATTCGAGAGAGGTTAAGATATCCAGCGAGATAAAACGTTCTTATCAAAAGTAAATATTAGACCCTTATTATATATGTCTTTTTCTTTAGATGATTTAATTATTACCAAGAATTCGGCAGATGAAACCATATGTGGGGGATTCAAGGTTAATAATATTCTATTAAATTCTAACAACCCGGCAATTGTAACAATGAACGCGGGTAAAAAAACCCTTAATAAAGTCAGTTCGCTATTTGACGAACTGGCCGTGCCTGCCGGACTATTATTCATTAAAGATAAGCTAAATCCACGATACAGTGAAAAAACCGCAAATATAATAGACGACACTATCTATGACAAACTCTTTAATTTAGCCCAGATAAATACAAAAAAACAAACAAAAAAACGATTAAAAATTAACCGAAAAAAAGGAACCAAGAACCGAACTAACAAACGCCGTTAATTATATTTGATTTTATCCAATATAATTATTTGTTTATAAAATACTCCAGTTATTATGGTTAAATGGTGCCAGTAAAATGTCCGGAATCTTTGTTCTCCAATAATCGACCTTCTTGTCGAAATCCAACTCCTTCTGTGTTTTAGGGTAGAGTGTCGATTCTGACATGAGGAGCGCTTCCTCGGCGGTAATTTTAGACTTGTCGCCGAAGCAGTTGACACCATAGCGAACGGCGGGGTTATCAATGTAGCCACCGTTAATACCGGGGCGCCCACAGTCGTTCGCGTGCCCATCTATTTTTTGGAGCTTCTCCCACTTTTCCATCTGGGTGGGAAACAACGCCATTTGACCTTCCGACCAACCATACCCACACCAGTCGGCGCCCTTGTCAAACGCGTCGCTCATTTCGCTATAGCTGGCTAATTTCGAATCGCGTGCCTTGCATATTGCTTTTGCCGCTTCGTAATCATAATGGTTACCGGGTATGTGATACACTTCTTTTGCTTTTACCTTCTGTAATTTCTTAACTCCTTCCGTATCAACAATGACCTCCACCTGCGGAACATTGCCTAATAAATTGGTAATGCTGGTTACCACATCGACGTTAAAGATATACAGCACACCATTTAACATAATTAACACGACAAAGATTGACCATAAAAACAGCTCCAATAAGTATTTACCTGATTTGTCATTGCCCCCACTAGAAAGATTATCGGTAGCACCAGATGTAGCACCAGATGTAGCGGATTTTACCGCACCAGCAAGGGACTTCAGAGGATTCGCACCAGCATTAGCACCGAGATTCATCGCTCCATTAGCCATAGACGAGGATGATGCGTAAGGTCTGTTTCTGTTTCCTAAAGATGAAAACAAGAATATGTATGCTAATAACACTATTATTAAAATTACCACGAACGCGTTATTTTTAATTAATGTTATTAGATATTCACCTAATCCTTTATCGGGCTCTGGCTCTATCTCCTGTGGTGTAGTATCAACCACTTCCGCGTCATTTACTTCATCTGCCTCATCAATAGCTGTGTCAGGAATATCTACATCATTATTTGTAGCCATATATATTTACTTAACTATTTTTTTTTACGATAGAAAAAGCAATATGTAGATGGGCTTATGATTTCCGTTTCGGGGATTTCATTAACTAGTGTGTCATTAAAGTTATACCATTTACCATTTGCGTTACGAATAACCGCGTGGTAATGACCACCCGCAGAGACTCCCGAATGGTTACAAACACCAAACAAATCATATACGTAGCTTTCCTTGTTGTATCCATATACGTATTTAGTTAAATCTACACTTGAATGTGGGACATCTACCATTTTGTTATTTTTATCTCCCCGCTCGTTCCATCGCTTTAAATCAACAATCAATACCTCAGGCAGGCTCCAGAATATGATTCCGCGTCGCACGTCCTCCTTCTCATTCGTTTTATCGTTCATCCACGCGTCCTCTCCGAATAGATCCTCCTGTTTACAATATTCGTCCATACAGTCAAATAGCGAGAGCGTTTTTTTATCTGGCATTGGTAAACTTAGAATGGAAAACGGTTCGGGCCTATCCGATAGTATCTCACCACCCAACGAGCTAATTCTAGAAATATGTATGCCGTAAAATATATCAAGCATCTCGGAATACTCCTTCGTATACATATTGTCCATCATCTCGTAGCATAACTTTGCCATCCTATCTGTGTTGTTTTTTACATCTCCGGTTATCTGCATATCAACTTCCCGCGATAATGCGCCATGAAAACAATCGATAATGAAAATTAGAAACTCTTGAATATCATTCTGATTATACCCCGAAAAAATATCTCGATTCTTAAGAATTGCCACCTGCTGGACTGACTGAACGAACCCGTGTGGTGCGATGGTGCAGTTTGTACTCCACATCATCTCGCGTAGCTTGTCCCATTCAACCAACAAAACCGACTCTGGTTTGCGGTTAATCTTATTCTTATAACTCTTTTCTTTTAAGAAATCATTAAGCTCATATGTGTGCGATAGCACCTGCATACAAGAATTAAGATAGCACGTATTCCCAACATTTGCCAACCCAGTTAATCCTTTATCTTTATATTCATCAAAACTATTTGCCATTATGTTATAGGTTATTCTAAACATTTATTTAAACATATTTATATTATAGTATTACATATGCACAATAACACATATATTGACGATGTCATCGTTAGTAGGCGACTGATGAATAATATGGTAAATCTTATGAGTCATCAGGAGAGAAATATGAGGCAGCTTATAACCCAACGCAACAACGTGAATCGTGAAAATCCATACAGTTATTTTTTATATAACGAGACAGCAAACACCGCTGCTTCAAACACCGCTGCTTCAAATACCGCTGGTTTAAATACCGATGGTTTAAATACCGCTGGTTTAAATACCGATGGTTTAAATACCGATGGTTTAAACAATACGACCTACACAACACAACCTATTAATAGACCACAACCAACAAGACCTAATGTTAATAGAAGGCAATCGTCGACCAACGGACCTCGCGTGACAACACCATCCAACGGAAATAGCCATTTACAATTCAACAATCTATTTACTCCTACACGCGGAATTACTAGAAACAGACGCGTCAATATTCCAACCGCTCTCGAAATTAATACAGCG